TTATTGACGTTTAGTGTGCCTTTTCACCCACTTTACCACTTCGCCAGCAACATATCGAGGGCGTTCATTCTTGTCTGAAAAGTATCTCGATTGCGGAAAGTCGCCTTTTGTAACAATATATTTCACTGTGAAAGTATAGGACTTGTTAAGATATAAGGCAATCTCTTCGATAGTCATTAAATTTTGACTGTTTTCTGTGTAAGAGGCAAAAGCACCCATTTTTGATGCGTTTACAATCTCTTTCACAATCTCTTTTTCTGCTTTTTCTGATAGAGTTATTTTATCCATAAAAGCTCCAATAAAAAACCGCCCATAAAGAGCGGTTATAGTGATTTATTTTAGTTAGCCGATAAACGATATAGCAAATGTTCAAAATCGGCTCTATGGGCTTGTTTAAGTGGTTCTATGAGCTTTCTAGCCACTGGCAAAGATTTATCATAGAAACGCTTATATTCTGTATGGTGTCCGTAAACTGTAGGACTATATGACGAACCAATTACTTCTAACGGTTTAACCAGTTTTCCAAGCAGCCAATTCATCTGACCGTGCGAGAATAACAGTAGAGTAAGATTTGAGATTTCTTCTTTTGTTAAATCGAAAGTAAATCTTTCTTCCGCCGGTGGAAGTGCAATAGGTTGCAAGTTCATAATGAACGCCATTGCATTTCCAAATTGGCTTTGTGGAAGTTGGTCGTATTTCGCAACTTTGAAAGCAGATTTCAACTGACGGTAGATTTCTTGCCAGTGTAAACCTGTTCTGTGGTGTGCTTGTTGTACCGCTGATTGGATCGCCTGTTGTTGTTCTGGTGTGATGGTGTTTGGTAAAAGTGCGGTTGAATTTTTGTGTAAATTTAAGAACGCACGTAATACGATTAAATGGAATTTAGGACTAATCCACATTGCATAGGCAAGCATTAGTTCTTCGCAAGCATAAGTACCGCCTTGCGCCCCTCTAATAACTTTTAGTGCATTAGGCGTTTCCTTTTCTATTTCTGCGATGAGATCTTTTGTCATATCAATACGAAGAAAAAACGCTGGCTTGTGTTTTGTTAAATTTCCGCTTGCTTGATGAAGATCGTTTAAAGAGAAAAGGTTTTCGTATGAACGAATTGAAGTGTTAAGAATTGCTAAATTTGACATTTTATGCTCCGAATGTTTTGTGTGTTATTCGATCACTTTTTGTAGGGTGATCGGGCTTCAACAACCGCATTCGGGCGGCGGAACTTATTTCCGTTAGGTATTGTATTAGGTTCTCTCGACCCGATCATTGAAAGTTGCAGATCTGCAACTTTTAAATTTTGAGCATAAAAAAACCGCTATGCTATCGGGTGCGGATACCGCCGAATGTATTGTTGTGCGGTAATCCTATTCCCGATTGAGTGGGTTGTCAATATCTATATTGGGAGAAATAAAAAAAAGCACTCTTTTTTCTGTGTAGTCAACTTGTTCAAATTCATGGGGTTCATTAATATTATGTATTTCTGTAACCCATTCTTCTTTCCCTTCTGATACGATTTGCTTTTCCAGAGTAATTTTTTCTATAAATTTCTTTCCTTTTAATTCCTCCAGATTATCTAAACTCCATAATATTGAGCGTTCAGTATATATTAGATTTTCACAAAAGAATTTAGGATCAAAATCAAGCTTTTCTACATCAGAAAAACAATCGATGAAATCTCTTGCATATTTAGTTCTAGTATTTAACCTTAATGCTCGCTTTTCTTCTAAAGAAAGAAGATCTTTGCTATGTTTAAAATTATCATTAACTAACTCACTAGCAAGAAATGATATTTTCTCTTTTTTTATAAAATCATATCTAGATAAAGCATTTTCTATTCTTAACTTTAATCGATCTTCAAATTTAATAGTTTCTTTAGGAGCGGAGGGGATAGCTATTTGATCTTTAACGACTTCAATTTCTTCTTTTTGTTTAATTTCATCATTATCATTTTTGGAAAAATAAGAAAATAACTTTTTGAACATACAGACACCTCAATTCAGATACAAAAAAACCACTTAATTGTGGCCACCGACTTTTCTATTGAAAGTAAAGTTATCTTAATCCGAAATTAAGAGGTGTCAATGTAAATCAATTATTTTCAATATCTTACCCAATCACCCAACAAAACGCTTTCCACGCTACACCAAAGAATAAGCCAGCAGTTGCACCAACTAATACAATGCCGACTAACCAAGATATGAATAGCGATAGCCATATAATAAAGTCTTTCATACTTACTCCATCATACTCTTCATAAAATCAAGCCATTTTTGAGCATCTTCTTCCGTGCGATAACATTGAGCATTTTCAGCCAACCCGGCATCGCCATCGTCATCTTCTTTATAAAATTTGACACAACCTATTCCATACTCATAGATATAATAGAACACCTCACCATCTTTCGGCTTAAACGGCTTTGGTAAATCTTCAACGCTAATCTTTGGTTCTTCGTACATTCCGATTATGTCATTTGGGTGATAACTTTCAGAATTACATAGTCCGTTTTTACACCAAAAATAAGAGCTATCTTTAATAAATCCATCTTTATTAAATATTAATCCTCTTAAAGGATATATAGAGTTGCTCCCATCTGGATAAACGTATTCATCCGGTATTTTGTAATACACAATAGCCTTGCAGCCATTTCTCAACATCACAGGCTCGCCATTCAAGGCTGCTTTTAAGTTAAATTCTTTCATTTTCTTTCTCCATTAAAACAAAAGGCGCTCACTTGGAACGCCTATTGGATTTGTTAAACTAGTCTAACGTTTTCATATTCGCTATTAATTTCATATAGAACATTGATTCTATTCTTAGCGATATAATTCCCATTTTTATGCTTGCCAACAACCTCATAACCATCTTTAAATAAAGCACTATCCCAGATGACTTTTAAATTTTCTTGGTAAGCCTTTTCTAAAATTTCTTCCCTTGATAGATTTTCGGATTTCATACTATCTTCTCAATATGTTAGGCACCTCAACCACCAAAATTTGCTCTGGTGATATTTGTTTGTATTTGAGCCAGTATCGAACAATTTCATCCGCTTCTTCTCGGTTAACTGTTCGTCTGGTGTCAATTAAAACTCTCCAATCTTCTTTGAATTGCGCCTCTATGATAATGTACCGCCTATTATCTATGACTTGAGCGCTCTGCTTGATTTCTCTGTACTTATCTTCAAGAAACATAATCCGAACCTCTTAAAATCAGCCATACTTTTACGTTAAAAAAGAAAGCTTCTTCCGATAACTTTCTTTTTTTGGTGCCTATCAAAAATAACAGCTACATAGAGGGAAATTAGATAAATAATCATCCAATCCAGCACCATTTCCATATCAATCACCTGCTTTATGGTTTACCTTTGCCATATTAACAACTGGCAACATATCAACTAGTGGTCGCTGTAAACTTTTTCGATGCTCCGCATCAATATTTTCATAAGCCCAATTAACGAATTCCTTAACATCTTTCGATTCACCGCCAGCATTTAAATACTTACAGCAAACAAAAATTAAATTGTCTCTCGTTTCGCTATCAAGAAGAATCCAGTATTTTTTAGCTATATCGATTGATAAATAAGCCGATTCATCACTGACGTTAGGTATGAGCCTAAATGAAAATGCAAACTCAAAGATATTTTTAAATAGTGAATAAGGAATACTCACATTAATCTCATTCATTTATGCCCCTTGTTCTTATCTGTGTAATTTACTAACTCACGGATTTTCTCACGCACAAGCTCAAGAGCCTTTTCTAAACTCCGTTCTTTCTCGTGTAATTCCGCTAATTCGTGTTCTGTTTCTTTATTCATAATTTACCCAAAAGAAAACCGCCTTATTTGGCGGTCTCAATCATTTTTAATATTCGGCTTTTGCTTTCTTTCACAAAATGACAACGGCTGTCTTTCGTATCAACAAACGCACGCCCCTCAATATCATCAATAAGCTCAATATCATCAACATCAAGCTCAATCGGTTTGTTGTCAAAGTGCGTTAAGGTTATTTTCTTTCCCATAACTCACCCCTAGAATGGAATCCCATCTGAAAAATCACCTTGTTCAGGCATCGCACTTAATGGCTCTGGTTTAGCTTTATTTTGTTTTGTTTGTTTCGGCTCATCTTGGCGACCACCTAACATTTGTAAGTTGTCGCCTTGAATTTCAGTGGTGTAACGGTCTTGTCCGTTACTATCTTGCCATTTACGGGTTTTTAATCGCCCCTCAATGTAAACTTGCGAACCTTTGTGTAGATATTGGCCTGCGATTTCGGCTAATCTGCGATAAAGCACAATGCGAACGTATTCAACATTTTCTACAACGTTTCCGTCTTTTGCTTTGTAACGTTCATTTAAAGCAATGGTAAAGTTGGCCACTTGCTCACTGTTAGGCATTGTTCTGATTTCAGGGTCTGCTGTTAGGTTGCCGATAAAAAGGCATTTATTCACGCTCATTTTGTTTCCTTATGCTTTTAAATTGTTAATGCATTCATCATAGAAAGAATTGTAATCATCAATTAAATTCGGGTGATTAGTTTCAATCCACGGCATTTGTTTTGCGTAGCGTTCTTCAAGTTCTTTCTTGTTTCCGCACTCTTTCAAGCCGCCTTTCAATTTATCCAAGATTGATTTATCTTGAGTAGAATTCACATTCTGCTGGGTTGATTCGTTGTAGTGTTTTCGAGATTCTTGTTTTTTTTGATTAGGATTTTCTGGCGGAATACTATCGACCAAATCATCTTCAACTATTTCAAGCGCTGTCAAATATAGGTATCGGCGTTGATAAGTTTGAATAGCACCAAGATTTTGAATTTCAGTGCCTGATGGCAAGGCTTTTTGAACCATTGGTGAGGTAAATTCAATACTTTCATCCTTTTCGCAGTCGTATATTGTCAATGTGGCAAGTTCAGAAGAATACCGAACAACGGCACACATTTTTAATTCGTCAAAAATTTCATTAACTCTTGGAAGAAAATCCTTTAATTCAAAGTATTTAAAGCTTCTATTATTACCAGTTTTCTTTAAGTTTTCTTTTTGCAACTTCACACGTGCTTTCGCTAACTTTGCGTAAATACTCATTTCTACACCTCAAAATTCATTCGTTTATAAATCGCTCTCACTCGCTCAACATCTTTAGCACAATATTCAGCGACTTCGTCAATGCGACCATCTTGTACTGCTTGCCACACCTTAGAACCGTCAATATCGCCTTTCTGCTCAATATTAAGTACCTGGCATAGCTTATTAAGGCTAGGTTTTGATTCTCGGTTATATCCGCACCATTCCCACATCGTGTCGTAAGTGTTTCGCTTATCCATCTTGTAATATGGTTTCACGCCATTAATGATGCATCGTTGCCATAAGAATAATCCATCAAAACTCGTTATGTTATGCCCGATAAATACTGGAACGGTTTTACATCGGTTAGCTTGTTCTTTTAGCCAGTTATTAAATTGTGTCAGAATGTCTTTCTCACGATCTTTTACTTGCCAATCTTTACGGTAGAATGTAACAACTTCATCATTGTTAATAGCCGCACTAATCACCACAACCTCACCAAATGCACCGTCTAGAGAAGTCTTATTAACTGCAAGCTCTTTGTTTTCTTCAAGCCACTTGTTAATCGTTTCTTCATTCTTGTAATTAGCTGGCGGTTTAAGGTTTTCACACACAAAATCTTGATGTTCTTTGTTTTGTGTTGGGATTGTTTCAATGTCGATATAGATTTTCATTTTGTTCACCTAAAATGGCATTTCTTTGTAATAAAGCTCAATGATTTCCTTTGCTCTTTGTGGGTCGATAATTCCACTCATTAGCCAATCTTGAAATTCATTAAGTTTTTGCTCTCGTTCTTTACTAGCGGAGCGGTCATTTTCTTTTCGGTTAATCATTAAGGATGTATCCATTTCTATAATCCTTTTCTAACTGTTCTAATCTATCTTCTGCCATAGCGGTCAAGATTTTAATTCGCATTTCTTCATAGTCAGTGCCAAGTGCGACCGCTTTAAGAAATTCATCATCTTCAAACATCTTTTCGCTAAAAGCACATAATGCATCGCTATCGTTGTTAGCAATATCTTCTTTAATACTCTCAATTTCCATTTCTATCGCTCGATTGTAGTCATCTTCTTTGCTGCACTGTTTATCCCATTTATTGAATTCTTGGCGTTCCCATTCGGCTATTATGCTCATTTATCAGCACCTCAATTTTTCCAAAGTATTCTGTTAATTCATCAAACGTAGAAATTAAAGCTCTGCGACCTTGCCACACTATGTCTTTAGGCGGTGCAAGCAGTCCGCTGTGAACTACGCTTTGTTTTGTATATAGGTAAAACTTAAATTGTCGATGTAAATCAGCACTTGAGAAATAAACCTGTCTCTCATCTTCTGGCTGACTTAATCTTTGCTTGCTGTAATCCTTAAACAACTCCAAAGATTTAACCAAAGACTTCATCATTCGAGTTCTGCCAGCCTTTTTCATCTTATCGCTAGTTCCTTTGGGCTTTCTTTGTTTTTGCCCGTATAGCGGTAATCTGACTTCATTCATAGCGTTAAAACGTTCAATTTGTCGGTTAATTAACAAGATTGCATTTTGCTTCGAGCGTTGCGGATATGTAGAGTGGTTAGTCACTCCATTAATGATTAGACTTGCGATAAAAAAACCGTTTTCCGTTTCGGTTATCTTGATTTCTGATGTGTATCTAATTCTTGGCATCGTCTAATTCCTTTTGTTTTTGTTCTGTATAAGCTAGAGCCTCTTGTTTAGCTTGCTCTGTAAGATTTGATTGGTATTGCCCGTGTTCGGCAATCCATTGAATTCTTGCCTGTTCACGCTCTAATGCTGTTGGTTCGCTTGCTTGTGCTGTTGATACAACTACAACCATAAACACAAGGCAGATTGATAGGATTATTGCAACTGTGTAAGCGGTTGTTTTAAGAAAATTGATTAACTTGTTCATAGTGTTTACCTCGTAGTTAAGAAATGTTAGTTAAAAAAATCCCTCCGATGCCAAAGTGTGAAAGCAAGCGGAGGGCTTAACTAAACTAAAGGAGATTTTTTTAATTATGACTAATGCTGTTTCCAGCTAAATCCGCTCTCATTCAATCATTGATTCAAGAAGATTGGAGCGATTAATTCGCTATTAGAAAGCGGATTGAGATGGAGGCTCTTTTGGGATTTGAACCCTTGCGTTATTTTCCAAAGTTAGCATTAACTAATTCTATATCTGTGTATAGGGTGTCGGTTTCCACAACCAACTCAACAAAGAGCCATTTCAAAGCACACTTCTCTCTATCATTCGCAACGGTTTCACTTGCCGTTGTGTCTCTGTACTTCAAATGTGCTTTGAGATTTTTCCCCACTGCGAATTGACTTGCTGTAACTGTCAGCTTTTCACTGGTCTCATCTTTCAGTGGGAATTCCGTTTACTCTCATTATGTAGGGTAGGGCTTTTAATCTACACGACCGCACAATGCCGTTATGAGCAAACTTCTTGTAATCTGATTTTTAAAGAACGCTGAGATATTTGTTTATGTGTATCTCGTTTTGATGGGTGTATCATATAGCTAAAGTTTTTAATTGTAAATAGCTAAGGTTTTATTTTTTCATAAAAATATATAGCTTTTTATTTAAGTGGTTGTTTTTGTTGATAATAAATTTCGCAAAAATTTGTTCGTTTGCTTATTTTTTAATCAATGACTAGGTGAAAAGATGTGTTTTTAGGGTGTGAATTATGTTTTTGTGGTTGTTTTTGTGATTTTTAGACAAAAGAAAACCGCCACAAAGGACGGTTATTTGATAGGGTAGAAGAGTTATTTTTTAGCTTGTTTTTGCTGAATCAAAATATCGAGTTTATCATCGATATTGTCGAGTTTTTTCTCGACATTAGTTAATCGAAGTTCAACGTTATCTAAGCGAGATTCAACTTTCGTTAATCGAACATCTAAAGAGTGAATATTTGATTCCACTTTTTCAAATCGTTGGTCTATGGCTGAAAATCTATTTTCATATTTTGTATCCATGTGAGAATACAAAGTCCAACCAGCGCCAACAAGCACAACTAACGCCATTATTCCAGAGAAATAAAATGCGCTTGTTGTTAAGTAATTTTGCTTAATATCTTTTACTTCTTGAGAAATAGTGTTTACTGCATTCTCAAATGTGCTTGCTGTTAAGTAATTTCCCTTAATATCTTTTACTTCTTGAGAAATAGTGTTTACTGTATTCTCAAGCGTACTTACTCTGGTGGTATAGTGTTCCATTATGAATTGATTAATATTTCTTTGATTAATTAGATCACCCTCTATTGTACCACTATTAATTTGAATTGCGCCAGTATTGGGAAAATTAGTGCTGCTTATGCTATTTTTCATCTAGTCGTCCTTGTTCTTTCAGCCAGTTCATAATGGTTGATTTATGAAATGTTCTTACATGACCACAGTTAGAGCAAACCACGTGGATTACTGCCATAGTTATAACTTGACTGGCGGCAAGCGCCCCTAATAAATCACCTAAATAACGATATTGTTCAGGGATTTTATTTTGTTCGATTAATTTCCTAACTTCAAAAGGATCTGGGAACATAGAAGTTGGGAGTACAGGTTGCATTGTTACATACTCTTTAGCAACGGGATTTCCATCTGAATCTAAGACTGACTCATTATCAATTAGTGTTTGATGGGACTCACCACATACTGGACATTTAAATGTATTTTCGGAAGCGCCTTTCGCATTTAAAAAATCAGCCAATTCATCAGGTGTTATTTTTCTTATATATTTGTGTTTCATTGTTTTTCTCATTATTGTTGAGGGGGCATTACCCCCTCGCCTTAGAACACTCTATTAGCTTAGAGTTATAGATTTACAGCCTCTATATGGATAGTGCGGATAAATCTACCAATGAATTTAGCGTTTTCGCACACGTCATCGCTTATCTGTTCAGGTGGATATATCTCATTGTCCGAAATCATACGATAACCGCCTCCGATCATCTTCTGAATTCGCTTAATGAATAATGCACCATCAATAGCAAAAGCATAGATACCATCGCCACTATAAGCATTTACTTTTGTATCAAGGAATACAATATCGCCTTTTCTTATGGTCGGCTCCATACTGTCAGTTGGTACATTCACAAGACAAATGCCGTCTGATGACTTTTTACCAACTAATTGAGCCATTCCCTCGTCTGTTAAATATAGGCTTGAAATAATTTCAGGGTAATCAGAATTCTCAAAGCCTGTTAATCCTGCTGCTGCTCTCACATCGTAATAATCAATGCGGTGCTTGTGTAATAAATCATGCTCATTACTAAAGTAATTATCTAGGCTTTGATCAATTACTTTTTGAGCAGATTTGTGATCGCTGGTACCAGTGCTTAACCACATTACATCAACGCCTAACGCAGATGCTAATTCAGTGATGAATGTCGTATTTCCGCCATTCTCAATCTTAGTGATTGAATTCTGACTAACTCCAACTAGATCCCCAAGTTCCTTTTGAGTAATACCAAGTTCATTCCGTCTAGCTTTTACACGCTCGCCTAGAGTTTTCATTTTGTACTCCTGTTGTTTGTTGAGGATTGCGTGAAGTCTAAAACCAAAGTTTTAAAAAATCAAACAACTTTTTGTGTTTTAGCTATTTACAAATAAAAACTAAAGCTATAAAATATAGCCATAAGTTAAATTAAACAAAACAGAGGGCTATTGATGAACAAGGCAATTTTGAAAGCTATCAAGATTTTCAAATCTCAACAAGCATTAGCCGCAGCCTGTGGAGTTAGTCAGAACGCTGTTAGTAAATGGCTTAATGGTGGCTCAATCTCTTTGGAAAATGCTTTGAAAATCGAAAAAGCAACCAATGGAAAGGTAAAAGCGGAAATGTTTTCAAAAGAGTTTTCTAGTTTATTAGCTAGAAATTAGGCGACAAAAAAAGCCCCTGCTGGAACAGAGGCTTTGATTATGTCGTATGTAATAACCTTTATCAGTCGGAGGACATCAAAAGATGACTAAATTATCACCTAAATTTAATGAAAACGCAAATGAAAGTTCAAGTAAAACTCAAAAAGCGTTAATCCTTAAAGCCTTACAACAAGGCGACCGCTTAACTCACTTAGATGCGGAAAAACGTTTTAATTGCTTACGTCTTGGGGCAAGAATTTACGACCTCAAACAACAGGGCCATAAAATCGAAAGACGAATGATTGTAGTACCTAGCGGCAAATGCGTAGCTGAATATAGACTGGTGGCTTGATATGAACGAAATGAGCGAATTTGTGAGCGGCCTGATTGAACAGGAAAAATGGAAAGCTTACGAGAACATCAAAGCAAGACTGAAAGCATTGGATTTAGACGAAGAAGAGTACATAACGGCATTAAGATTGGTGATTGAGGGGTTAGAACTATGAGATTTAACACACACATAAATAACCAAAAAGCCATTGAATGGGGCTTAAATGCTAATCAAGCAGCATTGTTTGATTTGCTTAACCAATCTTCCTCTTGGGCAAAAGATGTAACCATTGACGGTCAAGTGTTCTACTGGGTTTCAAGAAATCGAGTTATTGAAGAATTGCCTTTGTTTTATTCAAAAACTGACACGGTTTACCGTCACTTTGTTGAGTTAGCTAAAAAAGAATTAATTTCATACCAAAAACAAGGTGAAAAAGACTTAATTAAGCTAACTGAGAAAGGCAAAACTTGGAATGAATTTACAAAATCTAACTCGGAAATAGATCCGAATTTACTCGGAAATAAATCCGACACTCGGAAACAAATCCGAATTAGCTCGGAAATAGATCCGACAAATAATAATACTAATAATAATATTAATAATACCCACCCTTACCCTCCCACAGGAGGAAAAAATGAAAATCTAGCTCTGCGTGATGAACTTATTGGATTACTCAAAGAAAACTTCTGTGCTGTTGATGCTAAAACTCTCCATGATGATGTTTTCGATTTCTTGGTGAAGAAAGGTTATGAGTGCATCAGAGAGTTTCCTGTAAAAAATAGAGGCGACGGCCGTGTAGGTCGAATTGATTTACTTGTTCAAAAGCAAGGTGCGAAAGTAGGTGTTGAGATTGACTACGAAACAGCAAGAGAAAAATCAATTTTTAAACTTAACCAAGCAACCCCTAACGCTGGACTTGTATTACTTCGAGAGGGTTTAGTTGAACGTGAAGAAATTGACGGTGTTGTAGTTGTCTCTGCCGATGTCAGATTGAAACGCTCAAAAGGCATTAAATTTAACTTCAACGAAATTGCAAATGCGTGGAATGAGGCCAATGAAAATGCAGGCAGTCAATTACCGTTTGTTGAGAAAGTAAACGATGATCGCAAAAGAGCGATTAAAAAATTCTTAGCGGAATTGAGAGAGCCAACACTTGATTGTGTTGAGAAATATTTCAAAGCGTTCTTTGCTGCACTTAGACCGCATCATCTTGGTGAGAACGATAGAGGCTGGCGAGCAAACTTTGATTTTGCGATTAAACCAAAACAAGTATTAAGAGTTAGAGAGGGGGCATTGTAATGAGTTCCGAAGTTTTAAAAGTTATCCCATACGATTTAAGTGCAGAGCAAATGGTTCTCGGTGCGTTAATGTTAAGCGGTGTTAATGCGAAAACAGATGCGATCTTCTCAATGTTGAAACCAGAAAGCTTTTACACATTGGCACATCAACACATTTACGCAGAAATGAGAAGTCTGGCCCAAGCAAGCAAACCAATCGACATTTTAACACTTGAACACGCTTTAAAATCAAAAGGCATTAGCGATGAAGTTGGTGGATTGGCTTACTTGGCAGAATTATCAAGCAATACAGCAAGTGCTGGAAACGTTAAAGCATACGCTGATATTGTTCGATCTGAGGCCGTTAAACGCTTTACTCTTGGCAAATTACAAGATTGTGAAAGCTTAATCTTTGAAAAAAACGGTTTACCGGTTGAAGAACGTTTGGAGGCTATTAGTCGCTTAATGTCAGAAATTGCAGATTATTCTCGTGATGGTAAATCTCAAGGATTAAGACGAGGCCGTGATGTTGGAATGGATTGGTTAAATGACTACGACCTAAGAATGAAAAATCCAGATGCTGTACGTGGTTTATCTACTGGACTTCTCGCACTTGATGGCTTACTCGGTCCGAAAGGATTAGTAAAACAATCATTAATCGCAGTTGGTGCAAGACCTAAATGTGGCAAAACAGCGTTTTACGCAATGATGGCCGAAAACTGCATTTTAAACGAGAAAAAACCAGTATTGCTATTCAGCCTTGAAATGTCTGGCAAGGCAATCTTTGAGCGAATGATTAGTAAGCGTGCGAACGTGAACAGCAATGCGTTCTACGAAAATCAAAACAATCCAGATGACTTCTACGACAAATATCACATTCACCCAGAAACATTTAATTCTAGAGTGTTAAGTGCGACAGAAGAGCTTGTCCAAGATGACTTGTTATACATTGACGACACGCCAGCGGTATCGATGGCCCACATCAGAAACGAGTGCAGAAGAATTAAGCGTGAGCGTGGAACTATCGGCTTAATCGGTGTGGACTACCTAACCTTGATGAAAGCCGAAAAAGCAGAACGTAATGATTTAGCTTATGGCCAAATCACAAAAGAATTAAAAAATCTCGCACGTGAAATGGACTGCGTTGTATTACTTCTAACTCAATTAAATCGTGGATTAGAAAACAGAACAGACAAACGACCATTACCAAGCGATAGCCGAGATACAGGGCAGATTGAACAAGAGTGCGATTATTGGTTTGGTTTACACAAAGAGAGCGTTTACAACGAACAAGCCGACCAATCATTGACAGAAATCCTTGTTAGATTAAATCGTCACGGTGGCACTGGCAAAGTTTATGTAGATCAGAAATTCGGGTCGATGTTTGAGTGCGACCAAATGGATGCAGAACGTAGATCTCAAATTGGCAAAAAAGAGCCAAGACAACAGAGCTATAAAAAACACGACAAGGACGATTTTTAAGCGAGGCCGAAATGGACAAGAAACAATTCTTTCTACGCTCAAACCAAGTGCGGTTAAATTGCCTTGAATTTATCAGAGAGTTGCAAACGGACGATAAAAATCCGTTGGTGGTAAAAATCCAGCCAATGACACGCTCACTAGAGCAAAACGCAAAACTACACGCAATGCTTAGCGATATTAGCAAACAGTGCGAGTTTAACGGAAAGAAAAGAAATATCGACACCTGGAAAGTGATAATGGTTTCGGCCCATAAAATCGCAACAGGCGAAAAGGCTGAAATGGCAATCGGGCTTGAGGGTGAAGTGATCAATCTGCGAGAAAGCACCGCACAAATGAGCGTAAAAAGACTAGCAAGCCTTATCGAATACGTTCAAGCGTGGGGAGTAGAAAATGGCGTTAAATTTAACGATAACTGGAGGCTCTAAAATGAAAGAAGAATTAGCCCTATCGATTGTTTTGTTTGTAGTAACTGCCGTGATTGTTTGTTTTATTTGTGGAGCCGATAACGATGAATAACAAAGAGCTTTGGATTTTAATTGCAGCGTACACGTTCTTGGTAGCCGGCGTAATTTTAATAACTGGCAAATGGTGGTGATTATGAGCAAACCTAAGGAAACTAAGTGCAAAGTTTGCGGTAAACCGTTTATAAAAACATTTAGCTCCACACAGAAAGTCTGCTCGCCAGTATGTGCGATTAAATTAGCTCGAGATAACGCACAGAAAGCTCAAGAGCAAGCCGAAAGAAAAAGACAAAGGGAGCGTAAGGCTAAATTAAAAGGTCGTTCAGAATGGCTGAAAGAGGCTCAATCGGTATTTAATAAATTCATTCGCCTAAGAGATAAAGACCAGCCTTGTATCAGTTGCGGTCGGTATCATCAAGGCAAGTATGATGCAGGGCATTATCGGAGTGTTGGGGCTTGTCCTGAATTAAGATTCTGTGAAATTAACTGTTTCCGTCAATGTGTACCATGTAATCAGCATAAGAGCGGAAATATCATTGAGTACCGTATAAATCTTGTAAAACGAATAGGTGCGGACAAGGTAGCTTGGTTAGAACGACAAGACCACGAACCAAAGAAATATACTATCGAAGATTGCAAAGAGATTATTAAATACTACAAAGCAAAAATCAAAGAGTTAGACGGGAGCCAAGAATGAGTTATAGCGTTGAGCGAATTTTAGAAAAATGGGGTAACTGCTGGGGTCGTGACAGAGTTGGCACAGAATATCCAAGCACTACAATTTCAATCCCTGTACTGCCGACAGCAAGAAAGGCTTACGTCAAGTTTTTGACAGATGATGAGTGCTTAAAAATCGAAAAGCAAATAATGAACCTACACGATGACGATTTATTACAGTATCAAATTTTGATGGCTCTATACGTTCAAGGAGCAAGCGAGAGAGAGATTTGTAACGCTCTTAATATCTCACCAGCTAAAATGTACAGAGAACGTGCGCAAGGCATTAGATTTTTAAAAGGTGCTTTTGTTGCAGCTCAAATTAAATTTATGTTTTTATGATAAAAAGTGCGGTCGATTTTGACCGCATTTATTTCAATGGTAGGTATTTTTTCTATTCTTGTCCTTCCTGAAGTGTGAGTTTGGGATGTATCTTATCTAACATTTCATAAAAATTATCTTTATCTTTAGATAGCTTTAAAAGTGTAACGATAGAAGATAAATGTTCACGCAATTTAGGGTGCCCAATGTCTTCCGTTAAAAACTGGTGTAATTTTACTTTTTTTGCTTGTTTACTTGCCGATTTTTTGAGTTCTGGTAATAACTCTGGAGCGAGTCGGGCATACACGGCGTTGTTTGTAATATGCCCGAAGAATTGTGGAAATTGATTATTATTTTTCGGAGGGAATTGAACGCCATATAAACGACATAATTCCTTGTAATAGTCTAAAGGAAAGGTTTTAACCCAAGGTTGTAATTCTTTTGCGACAAAGGCTTCAAAAATTTTTGCGAGTGCGTCTTTGGCTCGTGCATCTTGATAGCCGGTGACTTCATCCACTAATGCCACAATACCCACTTTGGCTAAAGAGCGGATTAGAATTTCTGCTTTTTGGGCGGTGTTTTGTTGCTTACCAACCAACGCCCCTTCTTCACGCGCTCGTAGATAAATATCACACACGACAGGTAAAATAGTCGCATCATATCCTTCCTTAATTTTACCGTCTTTGGTGCGATATTTAACCCCTTTGATCACATCTATAACATCTTGATTAATAAATGGTTTTAGGTTGTTTGCGTCCATAAAAGCAGGTAGTTTGATCAATTCTTCGTTTTCCGTTATTGCACCACCACGAGAACCACGATTTGGGCGATCCAATGCTTCAAAAACAGAAGCACTCGAAATAATGCGTAAGTCATTTTGAAGCACTGCCACATCAAGCGATTTATCACCAATGCTTAATACGCCTTCGTGAATAGCTAAAGGGAGTTCTTCTAGTGCTTTTTTATTTTCCCAGCGTGCTAACGCTGCTTTCTCGGCTCGTTCTTTACGTTGTTCAGCCGTTAAGGAGGTAGAAACCATATGTTGCTCCATTGCTTGTTTATAACTTTTATTAGCATAATGCTAAATTATATTTAAGTAAAGCATTATTTTATGTTTTACATTCTCCAAATTTTCCTCTACTATTCTATTCAAGGTGTCGAAGCCTGAAACCAAAAGCGGAAGTCCGCACCCGAAAGCATAGCGGTTTTTTTTATGCGTGAAATTTAGAATACATACTTAAAAAAGACCGCACTTTGGAAGCATGGTACATTTTTTTAAAAAAGACAAAAAAACACTTGATTACTTGCAAGTAAAATTGTAGTATATAGTATAAGTTGCGGTTTTAGCACATAGCGAACGCAAAATAAGTTTAGAAACAGCCCCGATCGGAAACGGTCGGGGTTTTTTATTGCGCAAAATTCAATGAGTAACCAATGCAAGACAATGGATCGCCTAACAATGGCATAGACATCATAGCAACGGTTATTTCTCTCGCATTTTCAGGTTTAGGCGGTGTAGTTAAGTATATCACCGCAACACAATCAGCAGGCTCGCCTGTAAAAATATCTTCCGTAGTCTCTAGCTTTTTAGTAGGGGCTTTCAGTGGAATGGTTGTAGCGTTTTTCTTAATGTCTCAAAGTATCGACACTTTAATGATTATCTCAATCGCCGGAGCGTTTGGGTATTTTGGCGTTCCTGCTTTATGGGGTTTGCTAAGAGTATTCTTTCGTCAAATCGGTGGTTCGGTTGATGATTTAAATCCTAACTACTCAATGAAAGACATCGAAAAGGAAACAAGCAGAAAACGCTCACTTCGTTACGATGAAGATGCACCACTCAATGACAATGATGAAGATATTTTAATCAATGGCACAGAAGAGCAAGACGATGATGTAAAGCCAAGGAGTAAGCGAAATGGGTAGAGAAAGAGCCGCAAGATTAGGAATTGCCCTCGATAGAGTATTCGCCTGTTTCTTATTTGCAGGCTGTATCGGGCTATCGATTCAAATCTTTACACAGAATAAGAGTTTGGAACTGTTACAGGATAAGTACGACCAGACAGTACAGTTAGCAGAAGAGCGAACGAAACGGATTGATGCTCTTCGGGATATGGTAAGCGACAGAAATGACAGAATTGAATTCTTGCTTAAAGAACAAGCAAAGGAGCGTAAGCGAAATGAAGATAAGCTGGATGGGATTAGTAAGATTGTTCTTTCAAGTAAATGTGTTCGTAGCGATGGTGTTAGTCGTGCTGTTATCGACAGGCTGCTTAAATCCGAGTAAGCCGGTTGAGAAGATTAAAATCATTCGAGTAACCATTCCAGAAAATCTTTTAATCACTTGCCCTAAGCCAACGTTAAATGGTGAAAAATCTTCTGATGTTGCTGTTTACGCTGTAAAGGTAACTGACCAATTAAAAATCTGTAACAGTCGAATTACACAAATTAAAAACCTAGTGAACGACTATGAACACGAAATTGAGCAAGACGCTCACAGTGAATATCAATCGTTAGGCTTTGAAAGAGATAAGGACGACCGTCATAGCGGTAAAGGTCGAAATGATGGAAAGAGTAAAGGTCGATAGAAATGCTAATTTCAGAAGAAACTTTTAACAGAGTGTTCCCGAGAGCAATCAATGGCATGTATCAAGCAATTGATAAACACATTGAGTTAGCAGGTTGCTTTAATAAGCAACAGCAAGCGATGTTTCTTGCTCAATGCGGACACGAAACTGGTGGATTTACTACATTAAGCGAAAACCTAAATTATTCAGCCGATGGGCTAATGAAAGTTTTCCGCAAGTATTTTCCTAATCCTAATATCGCTCGCCAGTATGAGCGTAAAGCGGAAAAGATTGCAAGCCGAGTATATGCCAATCGAATGGGTAACGGGCCAGAAGAAACAATGGACGGTTGGAATTATCGTGGTCGTGGATTAATTCAAATCACTGGTAAAACTAACTACATTAAATTCGCTCAATGGTTAGGCGATACAATTAATCCTAAAGAAGTCTCAAGCAACTTAGATTTAGCTGTAATGACTGCTGTGTGGTACTGGATATTCAATGACCTAGCATCTATTGATTCTGTTCAAAAAGTAACACTAAGAATTAACGGTGGAACTAATGGCATTGATGGTCGCTGCCGATTATTCCGTGAACTAATGATTTCTTAATGGTGGCTAGAATGGTTAATAAGCTGATACTGATTTTTCTAGCGGTAACAATTAGCCTGTGCGGTTGGATTTGGTTTCAACACGGAACAATAAATGACTTAAAAGCCGAAAACCAAACACAGGCTAACCTTATCGCAGAACAAGAAAAGGTTAATCAATCTCTAAAAGATACGATTGAAGTAGAACGCCAAGCAGTAGAACAACAGAGAGTAATCCATGATGAAATCAAACAAGCAGCACAAGACAAAATCCAAGTGGTCAGAAAGATTATTAAATCACAGCCTTGTTATAACACTCGTATCTATGACGATGCTATTGAGCGGTTGCGCTAATAAGGTTACTACAAAGACGGAATACATTTATCCGCCACAGGCTTTCTTAGTGCCTTGTGTTAAAACTCCATTTATTGGTAACACATACGGGGAAGCGGTAGAGCATTTAATCACTGTGATAGCGGAGCGTGATATGTGTGCTAGTCAAATCACAAACATTAACAAGTGGATTGAATCTACAAAGGATAAGAAATGAAAATCGGTAATATTGTAAAACTCCGCAATGGAACATTATGCGATGTAGTTTATGAAACACAATTCGGCAAATGGTTGTTAGTTGAAAAGACAGAGACAGAAGAGCCTCCATTTAGTCACTGGCATAACGCCAACGGTACATTCTATGCTGACGATGAAAGTCAGTTAGATGTAGTAGAAGTGATTAACCTAAACTAAAAAATATAAAGGATTTCCCTATGTCAGACGTGAAAGAGAAATCCACGTCTGAGCGTGGATTGACACCTAAGCAAGAAAAGTTTTGTCAGCTTTATATTGAGCTTGGTAATGCAAGTGAGGCATATAGACAATCTTACAATGCTGAAAATATGAAAACTGAAACCATTAATACAAGAGCTAAGGAAATGCTTAAAAAAGGTCCAATTAAGGTCCGTATTAATGAGTTGCAAGAATACCACTTAAAACGACATAGCGTTACAGTCGATAATATCATCGCAGACTTGCAAGAGTTGAGAGATATTTGCATGGGGCGTAAGTCGGTTGTAATGACAGATACAATCAAAAACGCACAAGAGGGCAAGATTGATGCTGTTGACAATCAAATGTTTGTCTTTGAGCCAACAAGTGCGAATAAAGCCTTGGAGTTATTAGGTAAGCACTTGGGTATGTTTAAAGATAAATTAGATGTAACGACTGGTGATAAGCCACTACCAACAGTAATCAATGTGACATTTAGCGATGAGCCTTGATATTAAATTTCCGACAAAGTTTAGAGCATTATTTGAAGATATATGGCGTTTTATTATCTTCTATGGTGGTCGTGGTTCGGGTAAGAGTTTTAATATAGCGAGAGCGTTAATTATTAGGGCTTACCACAATCCAACACGAGTTCTTTGTTGTCGTGAAATTCAGAAATCCATATCTGATTCCGTTATTCAGATGTTAATTGACCAAATAGAAAGGTTGGAGCTGCAAAACTTCTTTGAGGTGCAGAAAACTCAAATTATCGGTCAAAATGGTTCAAGATTTACATTCGCAGGACTTAAAACAAATATCACCTCAATCAAATCAATGACAGGTATTGATGTTGTTTGGGTGGAAGAGGGTGAAAACGTATCAAAAGAAAGCTGGGATGTGTTAATTCCGACTATTCGAGAAGATAAATCACAGATTATTGTGAGCTTTAACCCTAAAAACATCCTAGACGACACCTATCAACGATTTGTAGTTAATCCTCCAGAAAGATGCTCTTCTGTGTTGGTTAATTGGCAAGATAACCCGTATTTTCCAAAAGAGCTAATGGAAGACATGGAGCAAATGCGAGAACGTGACTACGAGCTTTATAGACACGTTTACGATGGCGAACCGGTAGCTGATTCGGATATGGCGATTATTAAGCCTGTATGGATTGATGCAGCAGTAGATGCTCATATTAAGCTTGGCTTTACTGGTAAAGGATTGAAGAAAGTCGGCTTTGATGTGGCAGATGAGGGTGTGGATAGTAACGCTAACGCATTTGTACATGGTTCGGTCGTTCTAGATGTTGATGTTTGGAAAAATGGCGATGTCATTGACTCCGCCAATAGAACAAATCAAAGTGCGGTTAATTTCGGTGCTGATTTAATTATCTTTGATAGTATCGGTGTTGGTGCTGGTGTAAAAGCCTACTTCAAACGCTTGCCTAAAACAATTCAAGTTGAGGGATTTAACGCTGGCGGTTCAGTAGCTTATCCTGAGCGTGAATATATCAAAGGTAAGAAAAACCAAGATATGTTCTCAAATATTAAAGCTCAAGCGTGGTGGTTGTTGCGTGATAGATTTTATAAAACATATCGAGCAATCAAACACGGTGATGTTTATCCTGATGATGAATTAATTAGTCTATCAAGCAATATCAAAGAGCTTGAATATCTTAAAGCTGAACTATCTCGCCCTAGAGTTGATTATGATAACAATGGACGGGTTAAAGTCGAAAGTAAAAAGGATATGCGAAAACGTGGCATACCGTCACCAAACATGGCTGATGCGTTAGTGATGTGTTACGCACCAACAAAACCAAAATCATTATTGGATTTATAGATTATGAAATTTTTTGACGGAATAGCATCGTTAGCGTTAAAGCTTGGATTAAAGCAAGAGCAGACTAATTATGTTGCTAGTTCAATGCTAACTGAGAAGCGTGACGAATTAGAAGCCTTATGGCGTGAGAACTGGATTGCAAATAAAATCTGCATCAAACGTCCAGAAGATATGACGAGAGCATGGCGTGATGTATTCTCTAACGACCTTGATTCTGAACAATTAGATGTTTTCACAAAATACGAACGAAGAATTAAACTTCGTGAAACGCTAACTAGGGCGTTGCAGTGGTCAAGCCTTTATGGGTCGGTTGGTTTGTTGATTGTTACTGATGCGACAAACTTAAATACATCATTAAAACCGACTGAAAAGCTAAAACGATTAATTATATTGCCTAAGTGGAAAATTAGCGTAACAGGCGAAAGAGAGACTGATTTAACCGATTCTAATTTTGGTAAATACAAAGCTTATTCAATTAGTAGCGATGGTGAGCCTTTAATCGTTCATCATTCAAGATTACTGATTATGAACGCTAATGATGCTCCGCTATCTGATAATAGTATTTGGGGCATTTCAGACTTAGAGAAGATTATTGATGCCTTAAAACGCTTTGATATTGCTTCCGCTAACGTTGGCGACCTTATTTTTGAAAGCAAGATTGACATTTTCAAAATTGAGGGGTTGACCGACAAGATTTCAAGCGGCTTTGAAAATGAAGTGGCAAATGTAATCGGTGCGGTACAAGCAATCAAATCATCGACTAACAGCTTATTGCTGGATAAAGAAAACGAGTACGACCGCAAAGAACTCTCGTTTGGTGGATTAAAAGACCTTATCACAGAGTTCCGTAATGCGGTAGCTGGTGCGGCAGATATGCCAGTTACAATCCTGTTTGGTCAGTCTGTTTCTGGTTTAGCAAGTGGTGATGAGGACATTCAAAACTATCACGAGTCAATCCATAGATTGCAAGAGGCGAGATTAAGACCTGCTTTAGAGGTAATCGATACTCTAATTTGCAATGAGTTATTTGGCGGCGTTCCTGATGATTGGTGGTTTGAATTCTTACCTTTAACTGTGGTTAAGCAAGAGCAACAAATCAATATGCTGAACACATTCGCAACTGCAACCAATACGCTAATTCAAAACGGTATCGTAACAGAACAGCAAGTGGCGAATGAACTACGAGAAAGTGGACTGTTTGCCAATGTCTCGGCTGATGACATTGAGGACATGAATAATGCTGATGAACTTGCCAGAGATTTTGAAGAACCAAAAGACGAAAGAAAAGAAGTTCAAAACGCTGAAAGTGAGCAAGAGAACGGAGCTATGGTATAGAACCGAACTTAAGCGGAAAGTCAAAGAAATGACTGAAACAGTTGAAAGAGCCTTAGAAAAACCTAACGGCTCTTTTTTTATTGACGATTTCAGTGGTTTTCTTGCTGTTGGCGTTAAAACCCTGCTTAAAGTATTGGAGCGGTTTGAAAAGAAAGACAATACAGCAGATGATGAAAAAATCGCACAGGGCTTCGTTAGTCGTGGGAATATCCAAAACCAACAAGAAGTATCAAAGAACTTAAAAAATCAGACTGGGATTGATTTGAGTGCATATTTAGGCAGCAGCCCACGCATAGCCGAAAAAGTTAATGCGATGACAACTGCCAATGTTCAACTAATCAAGTCTATTCGCTCTCAATACCTTGACAAAGTGCAAAATGCAGTCACTCAAGCGGTAGTGAATGGAACACTAAATAAAGACTTGGTACAACAGATTAAAGACATCGGTAAAACAACCGAGAAAAGAGCGATATTTATTGCTCGTGACCAATCTTCAAAGCTCAACGCTGCACTAACGCAAGCAAGACATGAAGATGTGGGGATTACAAAATACACTTGGAGTACATCTGGTGATGAGCGAGTGCGTGAAAGCCACGCAGAAAAAGACGGTCAAGTCTTTGAATATGCCAATCCGCCAGCAGATACAGGACACCCTGGGCATGATTTTAATTGTCGATGTGTGGCGATTCCTTATCTTGGTGATGCGGTTAAAGCTCCAATTAATGCTCAAGAATCGCCATCAGAACCAATTAAAGAGGATTTATCGCTTTCGGTTGATAAGCTTGTTGAAAAATCGCAGAAAATAGAACCGACAATTACGGCAGATATTAACAATATCGCAACAAAGGCAGGTGGTAAACTTGTTGGTTTAGAAAATCGTCTAAAAAGTTCGTATTCAATAAAGAGAAAAATTGAAGCTGAGGTTGCAGATGGATTTTCCAAGTCGCTGTCACTGAATAAAATTCGTGATGCCATTAGGTACACAACAGTTTTCAAAGAAAATGATTTTGTTACTCGCTATAAGGCTATGCAGTACTTGTTGGCGATCGAGGGGTATAAAACTATCGTAGTCAAAAACACTTGGAAGAACGATAGTGCATATAAAGGCGTTAATACATTTATCCAAAATGAAGATGGTGATGTTTTTGAAATGCAATACCATACGCAGCAAAGTTTTGATGTGAAAAATGGGTTATTGCATAAACTCTATGAAAAATTCAGAGATCCAAAAACACCAATTCATGAAAAAGAGAAGTTATTACTTGAAATGCGTAAACTAAGTAGTAAAATCAAAGTACCGGAAGGTGTTGAGCTTATTGAGGATAAAAAATGAGTTTTCAATATTACTTAGCAAATGTAGGCGAAAACCAGAAAAAACTAATCAGAGGAAATCCTTCTGATTTATTGTCATTTTCGGTGTTCAATCCAAAAAAATTAGAATGGGATGTCTCGCGCGGTATTTCATGGGCTGAACGCCTACTTGAAAGTGGTTTCAGTGATTTCAGTGTTATCTCTGAAAGTGATGCAATCAGATTTATGAGAAGCTAATAATGACTTTATCAACAAGAGCAGAATTATTTGCAAGGTCAATACACGCTAATCAAGTGGATAAAGCAGGTAAGCCGTATATTAGACACTTGCAGGCAGTTGTTAATAATCTTGTTGAGCCAACTGAAGATATGGTAGCGGTAGCATGGTTGCATGATAGCGTGGAAGATACAGAAACCACTTTTGATGATTTAACTTATTACTTTGGAAGTTCAGTGGCGCAAGCGGTAGATGCGATAACTAAACGCAATGGCGAGCTGTATTCCGACTATCTAAATAGAGTAAAAGCTAATCCTATCGCACGGTTAGTTAAGATTGCTGATTTATCTCATAATATGGATCTATCTCGACTATTAAAGATTACCGAAAAAGATTTAGAGAGAAAAGCCAAGTATATTAAAGCAAAAGAATTTTTAGAAAATTAGAAAACAAATTAATTAAGCAACCCGATCAGAAATGGTCGGGTTTTTTATTGGGGTAAATAAATGAAGTTTACAGACAACACAACTCAAGCAAAAACACAGCGGATTATCACGAAAGACGGCTTTTTAGTAGTGCCAGCGACGATTTCAAAAGTTGGTGTTTTTGATTATCTAGCCTCTGAATTGGGTTTAAAAGAGGACGGGATTAAAAAGGTAGCACGAACAGAAAAATCACTATTTTCTGATGAAACCATTGAGAGCTTTGAGAATGCAACACTAACAATCGGTCACCCAGAGCAAGGCGTAAACGCTAAGAACTGGAAAGAGTTATCCGTTGGGGTTGTGCGTAATGTTAAGCGAGTTGGTGACGAACTAACCGCTGAGGCTTGGATTTATGACGAGCAAGCTATTAAAACCGTACAAGAACACGGTGTAGAACAGCTATCTTGTGGCTACGACTGCAATATTATTCAGTCAAGCGTTAAAGATGCAGATTTTGAGATGTCTCCGATGATCGGAAACCACGTGGCGATTGTGGCAAAGGGTCGCTGCGGTGGAACTGTAAAACTTGCCGATGAGGAAAGAACCGTTATGGGAAAAACCGCTAAATTCCTCGATGCGTTTTTAGGTGCATTCGGCATCAAATTGTCCGATGAGCAGAAAAAACAAATCGAAGAAGATGAAGAAACTGGCAAAGAGGGTGAGAAAGCTCCAAAAGCTGAAAAACCAACTGAACCAAAAGAAAAACAATCTGACCACGAAGATAAAAAGGAAGAAGAAGTGGAAAAAGAAGAGTTTGAAAAACAACTTAAAGCCAAAGATGCGGAAATTCAGGCATTGAAAGATGCACAGGCAAAACGTGATGCAGAATTAGCACAAGCGGCAATGTTAGCTGATGCACAATCTGTATTTAAAGATGTGAAATTCGCAGATAAAGCAAGCGTTCGTGAAATCCAAGAGAGCGTTATTGTTGCTCAAGGCATTTTTGATAAAGATGCGGCCGCTAAATTATCTGATGCTGAAATCTCGGGAGCGTATCAAGTAGCTAAAGCAGTTACTGCTAAATTAGCTGATGAACGCAAATCTCTAGGCAATATCTTATTAGGTGATGCGAAAGCTGAAACAGCACCTAAATTAGACTTCAACAAAACTTACAATCAATAGGGGTAATAAATAATGGGTTACGCTTACGAACAAGCTCCAGCAAAAGCTGGTGAATTAGGCAAAGGCAACTTTGCGAGTGCGAAAACAAGTGCAGAGAAAGTAACTGGCAAAGTAAAAGCTGGTGATTTTGTAGCATTAAATCCTGAGGGTGGTGTTAAAGCGTTAGCGGCTAAAACTGACGTATTAGCTGGCGTAGTATTTGCAAGCACTATCCGTGATGAATGGAATGATGGCGAACTTTGCGATGTAATGCATATTGCAGCAGGCGATGCGGTATGGGTAAACGTTGCAACCGGTAAAGCTGTTACACGTGGTAAAAAAGTCTATGTATTAACCGCAGGTGGTGACGGTAAAACTGGTGCGATTCAAGGCGAAACAGAGGCTAGTGCAATCGAAACTCCATACACCGTGATTGATGTTAAAGGTCAATTAGCGTTAATTTCTAAATTATAAGGGGCTAAATAGATGTCTTTATTAACTTATGTACAAAACGGTTTAACTGCTGTTAGCAAAGAAATCGCAGAAACCAAATATCCTGAAATTGTGTTCCCACAATTCGTATATGTTGACCAACAAACAGCGGTTGGCATCACTGAAAAACTTCACTATGGCGCAGATGAACACGGTTCTTTAGATGATGGCTTAATCACTACTGGCACAAGCACTTTAGACCAAGTAGAAGTTGGCTTTACTCCAAAACGCTCTTACATTGTGCCATGGGCTAAATCCGTTACATGGACTAAACCAGAGCTTGAGCAAGGTCAATTATTAGGCTTAAAACTCGACACAGCGAAAATCATGGCGTTAAACAAAAACGCTCAACAAACTTTACAAAAAGTAGCATTCTTGGGTCACGCTAAAGACGGTCGTTTGACTGGTTTATTAAACTCTAAAGATGTATCAGTTCACACCTTAAAAGGTGCGGCAGCAGGTGCGAAAGTTCAAGCGATGGACTTCGATAAAGCAGTGGCATTCTTCAAAGAAATGTTCTTAGCTGGCTTAGAGCGTACAAAACGCATTGAGGCACCAAATACATTCGCTATTGATGCGATGGATTTAGCTCATCTTGCCTTAACTCAACGAGCAAACACTGATACAACAGCGTTAGAGTTCTTAACTAAGAGCTTATCCGCTGCGGCTGGTCGTGAAGTTGCAATCAAAGCGTTACCGTCTAACTTCGGTTCTCGAGTAACTGATGGTAAAAACCGTGCGATTGTTTATGTAAACAGCAAAGAACACGTAATCTTTGATGTGCCGATGACTCCAACTGTGTTAGAAGCAAAAGAAAAAGGTTTATTAGCTTACGAATCAGGCTTACGCATGGCATTCGGTGGCGTTACCTTTATCGAGCCTGAATCTGCTCTTTATGTAGATTACTAGGAGGAATAAATGCCAACAATAAACGATTTTCGTGAACGTTATCCAGAATTTAAAGAGGTCGATGGTTTCCGCATTGACCTTTTTTTATTGTATGCACAGCAAGAAATCAGCCAAGCACGATGGGGGCGACTTTTCGAGCGTGGAGTGTTGGCATTAGCTGCTCATTTGCTCCGTCTTTCTCTTTGGGCGACAGAGGGTAACGGTGGAGCAAATCGCAATGTAGCGAGCGAGTCGGCAGGGGAGCTTTCTGTTGGCTATGCTGCACCGACAATCACAGGTACTGATGCAGACTATCAATTAACTGCATACGGTCAAGAATACTTACGCTTGCGCAAGCTCGTTGGGATAGGTGTGATGGTGGCTTAATGACTGTTCAAGTTACAGGTAATCTTGCGAAATTCAAACAGCTTATTGAACAAATAAAAGCAAGTGGCGAAAAGGCTGTGTATGTTGGTTTTCCTGCTGAGTTTAATGAAAAAGTAGAGGGTTCAGATAATTTTAATCTAGCCTCTTTAGCGGCTGTATTGGAGTTCGGGAATGAACGGATTCCATCTCGCCCATTTCTTCGTCAGACACTGGCAGAAAATCAAGAGAAATACACGGCGTTATTTGTGAAACTGTTTGAAGGCGGTGTTTCAATAGACCAAATCTATGAACAAATCGCTTTAATTGCTCAAGGTGACGTCCAGCAGAATATTGCTAATGGTAAATGGACTGCAAACGCACCAAGCACAATTAAACGCAAGAAATCAAGCAAGCCGCTGATTGACACAGGTAAGCTGCGGCAATCTGTAAAAGGTATCGTCAAATGAGCTTAATTAATCAATTCCCTCGCTTTTTAAATAGCAAGTTCAGCCAGAAAGTAGTTGTAAAACATCTACAAGGCGAGCATTCAGCTATTGATTATAAAGCAGAATATGTTGAAGAAAAAGTCACTGCAATAGTGATGCCAACATCACCTAACGATGTTCAATTCTTGCCGGAGGGTGAGCGGTTTATGCCAAGTATTAAAATCTACACAGTTAAGCCTTTAAAGATAGGTGATTTAGTAGATTATCTTGGCGAAACTTACAAAATCAAAACAGTGGGTAATTGGAAAGACTATGGATACTACAACAATATCGGCATTCGACATAGCCAAACTGCGAAAGTGGATTCAAGAGGCTTTGAAGTTACCTAAAGAGGCTGTAATCGGTGGCTGGTTGCCAGAAAATCCCCTGCCTGCATTTATTGCGATGGATGTATTAAATACTAATGAAATCGGGCAGGCGACACGAGAATTTGACGGTAAACGAGAGCGTATTAGACAGTCAATGCAAAGCACTGTTAGCGTTTCTTGTTTCGGTAAAAATTCTCTAGCTCAAAGCTACAAATTAAAAGCTATTTTCCAAAGTTCAGCGTTTCTTTCCTTTCTTAAATCAAACCATTGGGGTGTTATCCGTTTTTCTGATGTTCGCAACCTAACCGCTACGGTTGGTGCAGACTATGAAGAGCGTGGGCAATTTGATGTGATTTTCAGTCATCATCACATTGTAGATACTCCGTTAGATCCGATTGAGAGAGTTGAGCAACGGACGAATAACAAATCACAAGATATAGGAGCATAAGCCAAATGGCATTATCAATCTCTAATATTGTAAACGTGCAATTAAACACAGTTCCGAAGTCTGCTGCTCGCAAATCTTTCGGTACAGTTGCACTTTTCACACCAGAGGCAGGTCAAGCATTTAATGATGCAACTACACGCTATGTGTACGTTGAAAGTCAAAAAGATGTTGAAGCTCTCTTTGGTACAAACTCAGAAACAGCAAAAGCGGCTCAACCGTTCTTTGCTCAAAGTCCACGTGCTAAACAATTAATCATTGCACACTGGAAAAAAGAACAAGCAACCATTGAAGCAACTAAAAATGCTTTACGTGGTGCGACATTATCAGATGATTTAGAGACTTTCAAATTAATCTCGAACGGTAGTTTCTCAATCACTGTTGGCTCTACTGTTAAAGCAGTCAATGGATTAGACTTCTCAGAAGCTGCGGACTTTAATGCGGTGGCAACTAAAATCAAAGAGAAATTAACCACGTTGCAAGTTGCTGCTAATGTTACTTATGATGAAACAGGTAATCGCTTTATTATCTCTGCTAGTGCAGCAGGTGAAAACGCTGAAACATTAATATACTACGCAACAAAAGAAAGTGGTGCAGGCGATTATATTGGTGGGCTGTTGAAACTAGAAGATGGTCAAGCTACACGAGTTATTGGTAAAAATCAAACTCAATTAAAAGCCGAGAAAGTAGAAGAAGCACTATTCAATGTTTCAGAAGTGGAAAATGGCTGGTATGGTTTCACTTTCGCAGCGCAATTAACTGATGCACAAATCGAGGCCGCTGCTAAATACGCTCAAGCTAATGACAAGTTATTCGGCGCCAGCGTAATCAAATCAGAGCATATTGAATGGTCAGCATCTAACGTATTTAAAAAATTGTATGATGCTCAATTAGACCATACTTTAGCAATCTTCGACAAAAACGATTTATACCCAGCATCTTCTGCGTTGGCTCGTTTATTATCTGTAAACTTTGCAGCTAACAACTCAACGCTTACACTCAAGTTTAAACAGCAACCAACAATCACAGCGGATGAAATCACTGCGACAGAATTCGCAAAAGCAAAACGATTAGGGATTAATGTTTATACTTACTTTGATGATGCAGCAATGATTGCAGAGGGTACGGTAATTGGTGGCAAGTTCGCTGATGAAATCGTTATCCTTGACTGGTTCAAAGATGCTGTACAGAAAGAAGTGTTTGCTCGCTTATACAAATCACCAACAAAAATCCCTTTAACTGACAAAGGTCAAGCAATTCTAATCTCTGCTGTTGAAAAAGTTTGCTTAGAGGGTATCAATAACGGTGCGTTCGCTCCAGGTAAGTGGACTGGTGATAGCTTCGGTAATTTAAAAACAGATGACTACCTAGAGAAAGGTTACTACATTTGGGCAGCTCCAATGGATACACTTTCAGATAGTGACCGTGAGCAACGTAGGGCGACACCAATTCAAGTGGCTGTGAAGTTAGCTGGAGCAATCCATTCAAGCGATGTGATTGTGAATTACAACCGATAATAATAGGGCTGGATGATCCAGCCTTTTCTTTTTAAGAGGAAATATAAATGGCAGTTTTCGATCCAAAACAAGTAGTAGTACTTCTTGACGGTAAAGAGATCTCTGATTGGGCTGACGGTTCAGATGTAATCAGTGCAGCAAATCAAGTTGATGCTGGTCAGTTGGTTATCGGTGCGAATGGAACAGGCGTATTCATCGCTAATCCAGATAATTCAGGCAAGCTAACACTTAAAATCAAACAACATTCAGCCGATAACGCTTACTTATCAAAACTATTTAATCAACAAAAGAGCAGTATTAAAACATTCTTGCCAATCACATTATCAATTCGTGACCTAATTAACGATGACGTGGTAACAGCAAGTAAAGGTTATTTTACAACTCCAGCACAATACGTTCGTGGTAACGGTCATAATGCCGAAACATGGACTATCGTTTTTGAACAAATGACAATGAACTTAGAAAAAGGCGTTGAATAATGGAACAGGTTAAGCAATTCACTATCGAAGATGTGACTTACACAATGACACCAGCTAATGCAATGGCTGCGTGGACTGCGTTAAAAAATGCGATGAAGTTACTTCAATCAGTTGATTTATCCGCTCTAGGCGATAGTAAAAAGCTAGGTGCTGGCATTTTAACAACTGTATTAGCTAATTTAGGCGAGTCAAGCGTAAAAGAGTTGGAAAATATCGTATTAACTCACACAGCTTGCGAACAAGACGGTCAAAAATACCGCTTATCAGAGCGTTTTGATGGTCATTTTAATAAACACCGTGGGCATTTAATCACCGTTTTAAAAGAGGGATTAACCTATCAATTCGCTGATTTTTTTATCGGTGGGGGTGGATTGCTAGCCAATATTCAGGGCAAACTCAAGGCATAGAAAGCCAATCAGAAAATAGAGTTGATTGGTTTATTTTTACGCCAATAGTAAAAAAGTTCTGTACATTGCACGAATTAAGATCTGTTTATTCAATAGCAGATCTTCTTTCTTTCCATGAGGTAATAGTGGAATTAAATCAAATGGAGCAAAGCAAAGATGCTATTAGATGAGTTACTGATAAAAGTAGGGCTTGAGACCGATAGCCAAGCGATGCAAGAGTTTGAACAATTCCTTGATACGGTTGGAAGTGGTACTGAAAGTGCGGTTGAGGGGCTTGGTGAGCTATCTAAATCCATTGAAAGCACGGTTAATACTGACGCAGTTAAAGATGGTGCTGATGCGGTAGATGACTTAAAAGGCAATATTGATAATCTTTGGGCGACAAAGTTCGGTGCCGATGGCTTAGCTAAAAAATTTGAGTCACTTGGCGTAGTCATTAACAAAACTACGCTTGCGGTAGTGGCACTTGGTGCTGCTTTCTATGGCGCAACGGTAGGTGTTAAAAACTTCGTAGATGGAAACCTTGATGAGTTAGATGAGATCAAACAACTATCTAACGTTACAGGTGAAGCGGCAGATAAAATCTATCTGTTAGGCAAGGTTGCAGAAGTAAATGGCTCATCTGCTCAAGCGGCTCAATCATCAATCGAGGGGTTATCTAGAACAATCGGTGAGGCTGCCGCTGGAATTGGTCGTGGAGCTAAGACTTTTGAGCAGTACGGATTAAGCGCTAAGAAAGCCAATGGCGAAATAAAATCATCTAGCGAGCTATTCGGTGAGATATCCGAAAAAATGCAACAGATGAGCGACCAAGAGCAAATAGCAATGCTTGCGAAGTTAGGCATTGATGGCTCAATGATTCAAACGCTCCGATTAGGTAACGATGAATTAGCTGAACAGATTGCTCTAGCAGAAGCCTTAACGCTTGGTGTTGGTAACGCAGAAAACGCAGAGAAAGCGGCTGCATTTAAAGATGCTTTAACGCAAGTTTCTCAAGTGTTTATTGCTATCGGTGAATATGTTTCTTTGCGTATATCACCGTCAATACAGCGATTAGCTGAACGCTTTACAAAATGGTTCACTGAGAATAACAACTTTATCAAAGCTATTTTAAATGGACTTGGTCGAGTGTTCTCGTTCTTGTTTGAATTAGCAGGTGCGATAGATAACATCATTGAAAGCACGGTAGGCTGGAAAGCGGTAATTATTGCTCTGGGTGGCTTGTTGCTATGGTTTAGCCGCAGAATGTTACTAGCCTTTGCGACAAATCCGATTACCTTAGCGATTGCCGCAATAGCTGGATTAATCCTAATTCTTGATGACTTTATTACATGGTTACAAGGTGGTGACGCTGAATTTGCCGACTTCTATCAGTCATGTGCTGACGGGTTGCAGTGGATTGAAGATAAATGGGGCGAGCTTTCAGGCTGGATTAAGGAAAAATGGGGCGAGGCTATTGCTTGGGTAACAAGTAAATGGAATGCCTTTACTGCAACATTCAGCATAGACAACCTTAAAAAAGTATTTGAAAGCGTTAAACAAACCATTATTGACAAGTTTAAGGCTGCGTTTGGTTGGGCTATCGACCTGTGGAATAGTATTGTAGCTAAGATTGGCGGTGAGCCAATTAATATCCAAGCTAATGTATCTACTCAAGGTGTGCGACAAGCTGGATTAGGCGTTGCAGATTTAGCATTAAATGCAGGCGTATATGCGAAAGCCTCCGAAGTTTCTGCTGGTGGTGTTGGTGGTGCTTCTAACTCTGATAACAGTGTTAAGAATAGCAACAACAAAATCACTATCACACAGCATATTCAAGGCGTAGATAATCCTAAGGCTGTGGCAGACCAATCAGCACGAGCAATCAATAACCAACTTTCACCAGTTATAGGATAGTAAAGCATGTTTAATTTTGCTCAAGTATCAAGCAGAAGCATAGGCACGATAACGTTTGATGTGGTTACAACGGAAGATCACCAATCAGACCTTTCAATAACAGAAAACCCAATCGAGTCAGGTGCCGCAATAGCCGACCACGCTGTAGTTCAACCAAAACAGGTTACGATTAATGGGATTATGGTTGACCACGACCACGGAACGTTCGGCATTAACTCACCTTATATTGGGAATATTCGTGGCGTTGTTGATTTTCTCAATAACTTTCCATTTCCCGTTCCTGTAATAACTCAAACATCTCAAACAATCGCAAGAGCTGGGCGAGTTATTAGTCAGGCGGCAGGCGTTTACAGTCAAGTAAAAAGCGTAGTAAATCAGGTGCGAGCGATTGCACCTTTTTTGCCAGATTTCGGACTTGGTGGCTTGTTAGATAGCGGAGTAGGTGACAGCCGAGTGCAGAAATGCTATGCGGATTTAATCGCTTGCCAAAAATCAGGCGAAACAATCGAGATACAAACAGGAATTCATCTATACAAAGATATGATGATTCAGTCCATCTCGGTCAATCAATCGCAAGACGGAAGTGCAACCTTTACGATAACCGCAAGAGAAATCTTTATCGTAAGCACTCAAACCACTCAAAGCTCGCAATCTAGCGGAAGTTCAAATGGTAAAGGTGGAAATAAAACCTCTACCATTGGCAAAACAAAAAGCGGTCGTGCTGCGGTTCAATCCGCATCGAAAACACAGCAAGGCACAACAAGACCAGCTAATGCCGAGCCAAGAAAAAAATCAGCTATAAAATACATTAGATCATAGGCGGCGAAAATGCAAAGAATACCAGTTACACAGTCGCCATACCAAGAGCAGACATTTGAATTTAACGGTCGGAAAATACGTTTAACACTGAGATTTAATAGTGTAGGCAATTTCTGGGTGATGGATGTTTACGAACCAGTCACTCAGCGACAAATATGTCAAGGTCAGGCATTAGCTTGCGGAGTGCCTATTCTGTTGCGTTCTGTTCAGCCTTACTTCTTCTATATGGAAGATGAAAGTAGTGCAGATTTAGATGTTATGACAGCGGATGACTTAGGCACCAGATGCTTTCTGTATATCGGAGCTAGATAATGAAACAGTTCGGCAGACAATGGAAATTAGATATTAGCAACGAACAAGAAACGCTAAGTATCACACAGCTAAGAGTGGCATTTGAGATTGATAAAACAATCAACGAAAAGCCAAATCCGGCAAAAATCCAAGTTTGGAACTTAAACCGAGACCATATCAACCAATTATTAAGCCAAGATTACAAGAAAGCATCCTTGTCAGTAGGTTATAACGAACTAAGACAGATTTATTCAGGCGATATTACAAAAGTTAGAATTCAGCGAGACGGATTAGACTTTGTTTTAACGCTTGAATGCTCTGATGGTCATGTAGCCTATACACAATCAAGAGCTAAGACAACACTTAAAGCAGGAGCAACTGACAAGCAAATAGTCGAAGAAATACAAAAGACAATGCCGAAAGTGCAGGCTGGAGCCATGGATATTCCTAATCAGCGGAAATTGCCACGTGGAAAAGTATTAAATGGCAATAGCCGAGATATTTTAACCAAAGTTGCAAGAAATAACGGTGCGGATTGGTCAATTCAAGATGGCTCTTTAATCTTTCTACCGAAAGACAAGGTATTAAATGATGAAGCTGTCCTAATCTCGCAAGAAACGGGAATGATTAATGCACCAGAGCAAACCGATGACGGATTAGAAATAACCTGTCTGCTTAATCCAGCCTTACAGATTGGTGGCTTAGTAAAAGTTGAGTCAATCATCGAGTACTTTAACGGTGAATACAAGGTAATAAAACTTGCTCACTCTGGCGATGGCTTAGGTGGCGATTGGCAAAGCAAAATGACAGTAGTAGGCGGCAAGTTCCAAAAGGTCGAAAGCGAGAATAAAGACTCAAAATCCGATACGAAAGGCAAGGATAAGAAAAAATGAACTACCAACAATCACTAGCCACACCTGAAACCGCAACAGACCAGCAAATCCAACAAAATCAATTAAATCTACACACCGCACTACCAGCCAAGGTTGTAAGCTTTGATTCAAGCAAGCAAACAGTAACACTTGCGGTTCAAGTGAAAATGCAACTGGCAGACGGTAACGGTGCGGATATTCCTCCATTGGTGGACGTGCCTGTTAGTTTTCCTAGAGGTGGTGGATTTGCTGTTACATTCCCATTGAAAGCAGGTGATGAGGGTATAGCGATATTCTCTGAACGCTGTATAGATGGCTGGTGGCAGAATGGAAACGCATCAACACCTTTAGATTTTAGGCTTCATGATTTATCTGATGCAATGTTTATTCCAGGTGTTTGCTCCGCTCCTAAAGCCATCAAAGGCTTTTTCAATGATGGACTTTCAATGCAAACCTTAGATGGTGGAACGTACATTCGTATAAAAAATGGCACAATCCAAATCAAAGGTAATATTGAGCATAATGGCGATACAACTCAGACAGGCTCGCATAGTTCTACTGGATTAATTTCAAGTGATACTGATGTTTCTGCTGGTGGAATTTCAGGCAAAACACACAAACACACTGGCGATAGTGGCGGTAAAACAGGAGTTCCAGAATGACGGTAAAAGTTAGACGACTGGATAAAAATCATGACTGGACTTTCGGCCAAGGTTTCGCAAATTACGCTATCGAGTCAGAGGCGATTGCTCAAAATGTTCAAACTAGACTTTGGTCATTTACGAATGACTGGTTTTTAGATTTGGAACATGGCTTGCCATGGTTAGAACAAATGGGGCGAAATGTTGATTTAGGTGATTGGGAAATTAGGATTAAAAAGCACGTTCTACAAACTGACGGAGTTTCTAAGATTACCAGTTATGAGTCAAATTTAGATCCAAATACACGGAAATTAGTAATTGATATTACATACCAAGACATTTACGGAGCAGAAAACTCCGCTAGTTATCGTTCATAAGGGGCATTATGGCAACACTAACAGAAACAGGCATTCAGATTGAACGCTTAAACGACATTGTGAAGCGTTTTGAAGATGGCTTTAAGCAAATCTACGGTCAGAATATTGACCTATCGCCAAACACGCCAGACGGTCAAATGGTGGGTATTTTAGCTCAAATTAAAATGGATATTGAGGAGCTTGCTGAGAATATTTATCGACAATTAGACCCAGATGTAGCGACTGGAGCGTGGTTAGAGCAGCGAGTAGCTTATGCTGGCTTAATGCGAAGAGGTGCGAGTTACAGCTATTTACGCTCTGTAATTCTAACTGGCGAGCCTAACACTCAGCTTTACGCTGGAATTGTTGTATCAGACCAAAATAAGGTTCGCTGGGTGCTAACTTCTGATATTCAGCTAGATAGCAACGGTTCAGGTAGAGCAGACTTTAGAAGTGAGCAATTAGGTAGTTTCAACCTTGCCAAAAACACAACCTTAACCATTGAAACGGTAACGCTTGGATTAACGAGTGCGGTTACTTTTGAGAATGCAGAGGTTGGCGTAGAAGAAGAAACTGACACCCAATTAAGAGAGCGTTTTCTATTTAGCCGAACAAAGAATGCACAAAATTCAGCAGAAGCAATCACTGCAAAAATAGCAGCATTGCCAGATGTAAAACAAGTTAGAGTACTTGAAAATAACACCGCTCAACGTGATGCGTTAGGTGTTGAGCCTCACTCCATCGATGTTATCGTTTATGGTGGTAATGATGAGGAAATCGCTAATGTAATCTATCAAAATAAAGGGGCTGGCGTTGGATTACAGGGTAACACGCTAACAAACCTTAAGAAAGACGGTGAAACTAGACCAATTAGATTTGATAAAGTCTCATTGGTTGACATTCAAGTATCAATGCGATGCGTGCGTTATGAAGATTTTACAGAGATTGACAAGGAACAGATTAAAAAACTCTTAGCTAATCAATCATTTAAAATCGGTCAGACTGTTTCATTATCTCGCTTGTACTCCCCAATCAACCAGGTTGGCGGTTTCTGGGTTAAAGAATTGAAAATTGCACGAAAAGGCCAGCAATTAAAAGCCGAGAACGTGACATTACAGCCGAGAGACTTGGCGAGAATAATGGAAAGTGACATCGCAATTGAGGTGGAATAATGGCTTATTCAGATTTGCTTATATGGCAGTATCAAGGCAAGCCTAAAGCTCTAGCCACAATCAAAATGATTGAAGATGAATTTGCTCAAAGTTTTATTGATTTATATCAAATTCAAGATGTTTTAAGCATTGAGACAGCAACGGGCGATCAATTGGATTTGGTCGGGAAACACGTTGGGCAATCAAGAATTGTTAATGGCTATACCTTGAGACAGTTTTTCGGGTTTAAAAATGCGAAAAATGCACTTGGATTTAGTAAAGGACTTAATGGCGGTGGACAGTGGTATAGATTGAGAGATCCATTAGCTGATTCGGTTATATTATCTGACGGCGATTACCGATTCTTAATAAAGTGCAGAATCATTAAAAATTATCAAGTCGGCACAGTCCCAAATATTATTGAGGCGTGCCGATTTGTTTTTGGTGATGGATGCACGGTAAAAGACAATTTAAATATGACGGTTTCTGTTTCGGTTGTTGGTGGATATTTAACTCAATTCACAAGATATGCGGTGGAGAATCTTGACATTCTACCAAGACAAGCAGGCACTAAAATTATTTTTGAAATCAAATAGAGGATTATATGGCGATATATAACAAACCTGACGAAAACGTATTCGCATCAAGTGCTAAACAGGGAGAAGTGAGTAATTTCCCTGATATTGGCAGGGGGTGGGGAATTTCATTCGATCAGACTGGCGGAATCCCTCCAATGGAATGGTTTAACTTCCTCTTTAAAAGAAATGATGAGAAGTTTGGTTATCTATTCCAACGAGGATTATCTGAATGGTCAGGAACACAGGAATATCCTGTTGGTGCATTAGTTCAATATAAAAATTTAACTTACAAAGCGAAAAGAGCTAATACAAACAAGAATCCAGACCAAGCCGATTCTTTGGATTGGCAACGCTGGGGATTTACGCAATCTGAGCTTAAGAGTGCAACGATAAATGAGAGTGGTGTTACTCAACTTTTAACATCTATAAACAGTGATGACGAAACCAAATCAGCGACACCAAAGTCAGTAAAAATGGCATACGATAAAGGCAATGAGGCGCAAATTGCTGCGGATAATGCAAACAGTAATGCTAATACAAGGGTTTTAAAATCAGGGGACTCGATGACAGGAGCATTGACTATAGTCAGATCATCAAAATTTTATAAAGTTGGGTCTTATAATTGGGGTAAATTTATTGATTTGTCTGGCGATGCTGTGATAGGCAATGATAAATGTGTTATAGGGTTCAACAATAATGGAGTATTACATTTAGGCGGCAAACCAAATGCAGCAGGATTTAATGCCACTATAGATGAGTCTATGCTATGGACTAAAGGGGATGTTAAAACCGGCGCCGGTAAGTCTCTTAATAAATCTGTATCTATAGATGATTTTACGACAATTAAATCTGAAAACGGTTGGGCGAAACTTCCTACTGGTCTAATAATTCAGTGGGGGCAGTTTTTGCCATCCAATCTAATTAATAATGAGGTGGGGGACGTGATATTTCCGCAACGCTATCCAAACTCTGCGCTCTGTGTAGTTTGCGGTAGTGTTGGTGGTCACTCTGGAACAAATGGAACGGAGGGGTTTGCAGTCACATCTCAATGGACAGCCGGGTTCAGTTGGAAATCATATTGGGAAGGTAGGAGTAGAGCTGAATTCGGAGAGAAAATACAATGGATTGCAATTGGTTACTAATAGAGGTAGATCATGACTATATACTTTGATCCTGTTGAGATGGCGTTTTATTCTGATGAACTTTATAGCGACATCCCATCCAAAGCGGTGCAACTTAGCGACAATCAATACATTGAATTACTCAACGGGCAATCTAAAGGCAAACAAATTGCCACAGACAAAGCAGGCTTTCCTGTATTAGTCGAACCGCAACCAAGTCCGGCTCATGTGTTAAACCATGATTCTTTACAATGGGAAATTTCAGCAGAAAAACAAGTTGAACTCTTCATAGATAAAAAAAATCGCCTACTCGCCACGCTTGCCAATAAAGCCGATGCGCTTAAATCCGGCTTGCTAGTTGGCTATCCTCAAACGGAGATTGAAAGCTTCTATCGCCAAGAGAAAGAAGCCTTGGCGTGGCAAGCTGATAATAAAGCTGACACCCCAATGCTTAAACAAATCGCAAGAGTGCGTGGCGTTCCTTTTGATGTATTGGTTGGAAAGGTTATTGAGAAAGCATCGCAATTTGCTGTGGCTATTGGCGTAATTATCGGGCAACGTCAAGCGTTTGAAGATAGATTACTGGCTTTGTCATCTCAAAAAGAATTAGATGCACTTAAAAAGGAAATCGAAGAATGGACATTCTCAGCAAATTAAAGCTCTACGCTTATCATAATCTAATTGCTATCGACCAGTGGTTTAACGCTTTGACTGGCGGAGCAGCAGATGAAACATTATCAAGTCGCACCTATCGTGGTGCGATTTTAGTTTCTAAGCCAAAGAAACGATGGGTAATTATTCATAAAGTAATCAATTTCCTATTCTTTGACAAAAACCACTGCAAAGATTCATACGAAAGCGAGATAAAAGGCAGACAGCACGATAAACGATTCAGTCAAATGCGTAAGGGGGCTTAAATGTCAGACACCGACATCGTTCTTTATCGTGGAGACGATGAAGAGCGAAAAGTGCGGATATATGAGAGACAGCAAGACGGGGAGCTTAAACCATACGACCTAACCAATATTAAGCGGTTAGATTTGTGGGCAAAAGTTAGAAGTCGAACTGTAATCTCTCTATCTAGCACAGATGAAACCATTAAAGTCGTAGATGCAGAGAATGGCGTGATTTTGCTTAAGTTTCACCACGATTTAACGAAATACGCTATCTGGTCAGAAGCAAACTACGACCTACAAACAATATCCAATACGGGGGCGGTAAAAACGGTGATTAGAAACGCACTTTTTAAACTAGAGGGCGATGTCACACCGCAACCGAATGAAGATGGCGTGTAAAGATGAATTAGTAGCAATTATTGAACCGCCTCAAGATATTAAGGTGGTAATTGAAAAGGTCGAAATTGTTAAACTTGATGATGGACAGTGCGACCAAAAAATCCCAACTCTCGAAGAATTAAAAACATTTTACAATATAGGAGCTTTATAAGATGGCAGCACAAGAATTTCACCAAACACTCACAGAATTTGCCGAATTCGTAGGTATGAAAGATAAGGAAATCACTAAACTTATCGGAAATCTAACAACCTTAAGCACAACAGAAAAAACAACTCTTGTTGGTGCAATCAATGAGATGAATCAGCGAATCAACAGCCTATCAAGCAGTGCGGCTGGTATTAATGACAGCGCGACAAATGAGACATCAACATTGTCAGCTAAAAAGATATTTGAGCTTTTAGACAAAGCGAAATCTGATGTCAAAAATGAGTTATTGGGTGGCGAAGTAGATGCAAGCATTGATACTATTAAAGAGCTTGGTGAGATGCTAAAAGGCATTCAAACAGGCGAAGATGGCTTGAACAAACTCATTCAAAAAATCTCACAATCCAATGAAGCATTAACCACTCTCAACCAGAAATTCACTACTCTTGATAGCGTGAATTTAAAAGAAGCTTACACAAGAGGTTACAATAAATAATGACATTTCAAGCGAATATATCAGAATTCGCTGAATTCATGGGAACTGAAATTAAGCGAATTGAAAAGAAAATTCCGACAGATGGTGGTGGTCAATCTAGTGATTCAACGATCATTACTGGAATTGGACGACCTGATAAACCTGAAACTACTGCTGATGAATTAAGAGGTGTACCTGCTAAGATTAAAGGTAATGAGCCAAATGGCACTTTCTACAACTCAACAAACGGTGCAGGTGTTGGTGCATATCTTTGGCGGAAACAAAACAACAAATGGGTTGTTATATCTGCTGATACTGGCGCCAGACGAATGAGTAACACGTCTGTGAATATTAAGGAGGGGGCTATCCATTTAAGACGAGTGAACAACACAGTTGAGTGTTCTTTCAGCAAAGGTCGTTGGGACACTATTTCATTTTATGGGAGTAGCAATCCTAAATTTACACGAAAAAACCACGCCAAACGAATGGATATTCTACCTAATAACAAAATACCATTCGGCTTTCGCACCAGTATCCCTGTTATGCTCCCGTTCTATAGCGATGAAGGTGATGAGATCGCAACTGTGTATGTTGCTAGTATAGGTGATAGAGCTTATATTGAATTAAGGTTCAGGGACAAAGTGCCAACAGCAGACCTTGATTACATGAGGATGCCTGTGATTAGCTGGATCACTGATGACCCATTCCCAGAGGTATTGCCTTAATCTAGAAGTTCAGCAACTTCTTCCATATTCGGGGCATAGTAAACATTTTGAAGTATCCGAATGTCTTTATGTCCCGATATTTTAGCTAAAGTCATCACATCGACTTTCTTCGCTAGTCTCGTTAAAGCCTCTCGTCTCGTATCGTGAAAACGTAAATGCTCACACATTGCCATTTTCTTAATCTTTCTAAAAGCGGCATCAAGCGATCTTGTATCTAATTGAAAACACAGCCCAGTATTGCCAATTTCTTTTTTCAATCTTTCAAGAATAGCTACAGCATTTCTTGTCAATGGAACAGTTCGAGAAGTACCATTTTTCGTCATTGGTAAATAAGCGGTTCTCTTCTCTAAATTAACGTTATCCCAAGTCAATCCGCAAATCTCACCAGCTCGCATTGCTGTCTCAATCGCAAACAACATAGCCGCTCCACTTCTTGCTCTTATTGTTTTAAGTGTATCGTTATAACCGCTAACGTAGAGTATTCTCTCTATCTCTTCATCGGAGTATCTTTGCGTTCTTGGCTCGCTGCCTTTTGGCAAAACTAATCCTATCATCGGATTTTTTTCGATATAATTCCAACGTTCAGCCGCTACATTAAAAATATTTCTGATGGTGGATAATTCTCGTCTAATGCTCTCACCACTAACTTCTTTTTCCCTCTCGGCAATCCATAACTCAAAATCCTTTCTCGTTACATCACCGATAAACTTATTACAAATCGGGTGTCTTGCGAATTTGTTCAATCTTAACGTTTCGTGGCGTATTCCTCGCTTAGTTGGCGTAATTTCTCGCAAATAACGCTCTACAACGTCCGCCAAGATGGTTTCAGGTTGTAATCCCTGCTCTTGTAGCTCTAATTTCTTTTCTTCTTCTAAAGCCCATTGAGTGGCCTCTGCTTTTGTTTTACAAGTCTTAGATTTTCTAATTCCGTTTTTATAAATCTCTACTCGCCATTTATCACCACGTTTCCGCATTGTAGCCATATATCCCTCACACTTTTAATTGGCGTAATCGCACAAAATTTTGCGTAATTTTGGCGTAATCAATGACTAAAAATATATAAAAATAACTAAAAGTTGGCAATATTTGAGGTTTGAAATTTTGATGATAGATTGTGTTAAATGTGTGTAAGTGATTGATTTTTGAAGTGAATTTTAGGAAAAGAAAAAGCCAGTAGAAATTTACTGGCTTTGATAGGTGGTGCGACTAGCTGGACTCGAACCAGTGACCCCCACCATGTCAAGGTGGTGCTC